ATAATAACTTTGCTTACAAATATGAAGATAATTTTATATCAAAAGCTATCATGGTTAATATTGATTGTAAAGGAAAGATACTTGCATTGAAAGAGAAGGAGAAATAAAATGAGATATATTCCATTAAGTGATGAAGAACTAGATAAAGAAGTAGAGTCATGTATTACTGAAGCTATATCTGCTTTACAGGAATTAAATGATGAGGTGATTCCAGATAGTTTATTAGATGAACTAGAAGGAGTCGTTGAAGGTTATGATTGGGCTAAAATAATATTAGAAAATCATTATTCTCTCTACGAAGACTATGTAGATGACCATAGAAATGACTAAAAGTTTTTATAAAGAATATCCGTTGAATTGGTCAGCGGATTTAAATAGGGAAGTAAATGAAATGAAAGAAGAAGTAAACACAAAAGCAGTTAAAGACTCAATGAATCGTATTGAAGCTTTAGATAAACTTAAGTTAGTATTAGCTGATAGAGGTGATGACTATGGTAGCCCATTAGATAATCACCAGATTGTAGCTGATTTATTTAATGTAGTATTAACTCACCATAAGAGAGCAGATAAATTAGAAGCTGAAGACACCATGTTGTTAATGATTCTGATTAAAGTAGCTAGACTGTGTAACTCACCTGAACATATTGATTCATGGTTAGACATGGCAGGTTATTCTGTTTGTGGTATTGATGCTATTAATGAAAGAGGAGAAAGATAATGAGTAATATTAAAGAGTTACATAACCCATATGCTTACATTGAAGATGAAAAAGAAGAGTATGATGACTCTCCATTCACCTTAATGAAAGCTTCTGATATCATAGAAGAAGTAGGTGTGATTAATTTCTTAAATGAGTTAGAAACATATGTTAACTGTCCATATACTAAGAGTGTATTAGTAGATGTAGTTAATGCTTACATGAATGGGCTAGAAAAAGAATATAAACCATATAAATAAAGGAAATAATATGAGAAATGCAGTCTATCTAGCAGGTAAAATGGAAGTATGTACTGATAATGAAATGAAAGGGTGGCGTGAATATGCTACATCTTGCTTTGAATGTTCAGGAATACCTGTATTAGACCCTACTAGACGTAATAGATTGCATGACCAGTTTGATGATGCTAATGTACGTAATAGAATAGTACAACAGGATTTATTAGATATCTCTAATTCTAAAGTCTTATTAGTTAACCTAAGTGACTCTATCCCTGGAAAGGGGTGGGGTACCGTTGCTGAAGTAGCTTTAGCTCATAGAGATGGTCATGTGATTATAACTTTATTAGATGAAGGTCACTTCAAACATCCTTTCATCTATAAGTTCTCAACAGAAATTCATACAGATATAGATGACGCTATTGATGCTGCTATATCTTACTTTAATTAAGGAAATAGCTATGAGCGGTATGAGGAAAGCAATAAATGATATGTGTAAAGAATGTATCTATGATAAGTTCCAAGAAGGTACTTGGAGAGAACAAGTAGAGAAATGTACTAGCCCTAAGTGCCCATTGTATAAACATAGACCTATCACTATCAGCAGCACTAAAGAAAGAGCTGAAGATAAGAAATTAAATAATCAATAGAATCAATACCTTACTAGTTGCATAGTTAAGGGACAATAACTTTATTTCAAAAGGAAATTAAAATGACTAAAGAAAACACATCTAAAGTAGCAGTAATCCGTGACCTAGAATTTCATTGGGCAAATGTTTATAACTCACACTCACCTTTTGGTACTGATATTTGGGATATCCAAATTCGTACAACTGATGAGAACAAAGTAAAAGAGTTAGCTGAATTAGGTATCAACCTAAAAACACATGATGAAGGATATTTCTTCGGTAATGTTAAGCGTAAAACAATGAATGCTAAAGGGGAGCCAATGTCGCCACCATTAGTACTTAATGCTGCAAGAGAGCCTATGACTGATGCTATCGGTAATGGTTCTACTGGTAATATTAAAGTATTCTCTTATGATTATAAAGTAGGAGGTCGTTCAGGACGTGCTGCTATGCTTACAGCTATTCAAGTAGCTGACTTAGTACCTTATAAAATGTCTTCTCAAGAAGATGACTTTGACGTACTATCAGATGAAGCTTCATTCTAAGGAGTAATATGTGAGAGAATTTCTAGCATTACCTTTCTACTTATTAGCTAAAGCATTTGCTTATATTGCTGATAAGATAGATGATAAACCCGTATTCTGTTTTTCAGATAGAGAAGCAGAAGAATTAAAATAATTAGATATATGTAGTACCTTTAAGGAGGTGTTTATATCTCCCTGATGCTACACAGGGTTATCAAATGTAGCTTTAATTTTAAATATAAGGAAATTACAATGGAAAAGGAACAACACTCAACCAATAATATTAATCGTCAGCATGTCATTGAAACTAGTATTGAGTTTTTATTACGACAAGTTGATAACCAAAGACTCCATGTAGCTAACTTACTAGCTAAGACTGGGGATGCAGATAGTTATACTTACCTTCAAGGTTTCTTTAATGATATAGAAGATGCATTAAGAGATATCTCAGATGATTCTATTGAAGAAGTAAAAGAATATTACAAGTAATAACAACGCCTAAAGTATGCGTATAAACTACTTTATTTTTATCACTAGGAGAAAACATAATGGCAAAGTATATATTTGATATTGAAGCAGATAATTTATTAGATAAAATAACAAAGATTTATATGGTAGTATTTAAGCAATTAGGTACTAACGATTTTACTATATTCACTGATGATGATGATAAGTATAAACCCTTATCTGAATTACCACTATGGGTAGGTAAGAATGTAGAGACTCTTATAGCACATAACGGTGTTCGATATGATATACCTGCATTAAAGAAAGTATTAGGGTTTGAAGTACCTAAAAGTATTAAAGTAATAGACACACTCATTATGTCTAAGATGAATAACTTTCCTAATACTAGATTAAAAGGTAGACACTCTCTAAAACATTGGGGTGAATTCTTAGGTAATAATAAAGGAGACTTCAAAGACTTCAGTGAATACAGTGAAGAAATGTTAGAGTACTGTAAGCAAGATTGTGTAGTGAATGAAGATATCTATAAGTTCCTTATGCATGAAGCAAAGAACTGGATGGATAAGTATCCTAAGTATGGTCAAGCTCTTCGTATGGAACATGATATGGCTTACTATACTTCATTACAAGCAGAGAATGGTTGGCTGTTTGACTTTGAAGGTTGTCAAAAGTTAATCGATGAGATTACTGTTAAGATGAATAACATTGAAGTTAATGTTGAACCACATTTAGGTAATATAGAAAAGCTTATTGATAAAGAGCCTAAAACCCCTCTGTATAAAAAGAATGGTGAGTATACTATTGTATCAGCAAGAGCTATGTCTCAGTATTTAGGCTATGAGGTAGTACCTTCTGATGCTCTTAAGGTAAACCCTCCTATGAAACCAGGAGAAGAATTCCAGCGTAAGAGTATAACACCTGCTACTATGGGTCAACAAGATGCTGTTAAGAATTACTTAGAAGCATTAGGTATCAAGTGGACTCAATGGAATTGGAAAAGATTACCTGATGGTAAGTTCATTAAGACTGGGCCAAAACTAAATGCTGACGATATCAAAGCTATTGGTCATCCTAATGCTGATTTGATTGCTGATTACTATACCTTACGCTCTAGACGTTCTATCCTACAAGGTTGGATTGAACAGAAAGATAATGATGGTAGGTTGAGAGGTGATGTAATGGACTTAGGTACCGCTACAGGTAGACACTCTCATAGAGTAATTGCTAATATACCTAATGGTAATGCAGTGTATGGTAAAGAGTTTAGAGAATTATTTATCTGCCCTGAAGATAAAGTTATTATCTCAGCTGATGGTGCTTCATATCAGATTAGATTATTAGCTCACTTCTTGAAAGATGAAGGGTATACTGATACTGTAATCAATGGTGATGCACACCAACGTCATGCTGATATCGCAGGTATAGCTAGAAAGACAGCTAAACCTTTATTCTTTGCTATTATCTTTGGTGCAGGTGGTGATAAATGTGCTGCTATTATCAATGGTACTAGTAAAGAAGGTAATGCTATCAAGAATAAGTTGATTGGAGGTATACCAAATTTCCAAGCTCTTATTGATAAGGTACAAGATATAGCTAAGTTAAACGGTTGGATTCCAGGTATTGATGGACGTAAAGTTTATTCACCTGAACCTTATAAAGCTGTTAACTATCTTATTCAATCTACTGAGGCTATCCTAATGAAGAACACTATTGTTAATATCAATAAAGAATTTGAAGCAAAAGGTATTGATGCCAAACAATTACTCATGTACCATGATGAATGTTCTTGGGAAATCAAACCAGAAGATGTAGATGAAGCTAAAGAGATAATCGCTTATTGGTTCCATGAAGCACCAAAGAAATTTGATGTTCCATTTATGGAAGCAGGTGATATTGAAGTAGGTAGAGACTATTATGAAGTACACTAAGGAAAATTATGACTGAATTTAAGGTAATAAAAAATGTTAATGTATTAAATATCAGTGAAGAAGAAGATGAAGCAGGATTTGTTTCTCTTGATACTGATATTGGTATAATCAGAGCTAAGCCTATGTATTTAAAGAGATTTAATATAACAGAGCCTTGTCAAAGAGACTTAGTTATTTTTATTTCTAAATCAAATAGAATATGTTTAGCTTATAATCAAGAAGTTGATTCTGAAACTCTAAAAGAAAGTGATAAACTTTGGATGTTCCAATGTCATGCTAATGTTAAACCAATTAGTGTTAACAGAGCATGGTATATGAATAAAAAGAAGTCAAAAGATTATATGAAGTTTCAAGAAGATATGCTTGATTACTTAAGCGGTCATATAGCTCCACAAAGAGTTAGAGATAATCAAACTAAATTAGAATGTGAATTAGAGTTTGGTTTTAGTAGTGTTAAATCTGATGTAGATAACTGTATTAAAACTACTTTAGATACACTACAATCTTTCTTTGGCTTCGATGATAGAATAATCTTTAAAGTAACTGCTCAGAAGTTTAAAGTTAATAAGACTGAAGACTACTTGAAGATTAAACTATATGAAATTAGCTAGTATATGTCAACAAACATGTGCATTGTATAATCAATGTACTTGTATTAATAAAATTAAGGGTAATAATATGTCAATCGAATACGTAACTAAAAGAGATGGTACAAAAATTAAATGGGATGCTGACCGTATCAATGATACAGTAGCTTGGGCATGTGAAGGAATAACAGGTGTAGACCATTCTACTGTTGCTTTACGTTCTTCCATTCAATTATATGATGGGATTAGTACTACTGATATCCAAAAGATTCTTATCAAGACAGCTGCAGATTTAATCTCAGAAGAAACACCTAACTATGATATCGTAGCAGGTCGTTTAGAGATTATGAATCTACGTAAAGAAGCTTATGGTACCTTTGAAGTTCCAAGCCTTAAAGATCATATCAGAAAGATGGTAGAAGCTAATACTTATGATAAAGAATTATTAAGTAAATGGACTGAAGATGAGTTAGATTTAATTGACAGTTATATTAATCATAATAAAGATTTAGAATATCGTTATGCTGCTACACAACAGTTCAAAGGTAAATACTTAATACAGAATCGTAACACTAAAGAGATTTATGAGTCACCACAAATGGAATATATAGCTATCGCTATGTGTTTACATCAAGATGAACCTGTAGATAAGAGAATAAGTTATGTTAGAGATTTCTATAAAGCAGTTAGTGAAGGTAAAATAAGTTTACCTACACCAGTTATGGCAGGTGTTAGAACCCCTACTAGACAGTTCGCTAGTTGTACTGTAGTCGATTGTGGAGATAGCCTTGACTCAATCAACTCTGCAAATAACGCTATCACTAAGTATATCAGCCAGCGTGCTGGTATTGGTATTAACGGTGGTGCTATACGTAGTCTTGGTTCTGAAGTTAGAGGAGGAGAGGTAGTACATACTGGTAAGATTCCTTTCTATAAAACCTTTATGGCTTCTGTTAAATCATCTAGTCAAGGTGGAATCAGAGGTGGTGCTGCTACACTAGCATTTACTTGTTGGGATTTAGAGTTTGAAAGCTTAGTAGTACTTAAGAATAATAAAGGTACAGAAGAGAATCGTGTACGTCACTTAGATTACTCAGTACAATTCTCTAAGCTATTCTATGAGCGTTTAATTAAAGGTGAGAATATTACTTTGTTCTCCCCTGACGTGTATGATGGCAAACTATATGAAGCATTCTTCTCAGACCAAGAAGAGTTTAAACGCTTATACTTATTAGCTGAAGCAGATAACACTATTAAGCTTAGAAAGACTCTTAAAACTGTAGATATTTTCTCAGCAGTAGCTAATGAAAGAGCTAATACAGGTCGTATCTATATTATGAATGTAGATAATGTTAACTTGTATGGTACCTTTGATGAGAAGGTTGCACCAGTTAGATTATCAAACCTATGTCAAGAAATTGATTTACCTACATCACCTATGGGTGAGCCTGGTACTGATGAAGGTGAGATTGCTTTATGTGTATTAGCAGCATTCAACTTAGGTGCTTGTGATATTAATGAGTACCCTAAATTAGCTAAGATTATTGTTAGAGCTTTAGATAACCTTATTGATTATCAAGATTACCCTATCAAGCAAGCAGAGAAGATGAAGCTAAGACGTTCATTAGGTGTTGGTGTAACTAACTATGCTTACTGGTTAGCTAAGAATACTTTAAATTATGTTAGTCCTACTTCTAAAGATGCAACACACCAGTTGTTTGAAGTTATCTCTCATAGTTTAATTAATGCTTCTGTAGAGTTAGCTAAAGAGAAAGGTCAATGTGGTTTATATAATGAAACTAAATGGTCTAAAGGTATTCTACCTATTGATAACTATAAGAAAGATTTAGATACAGTATGTAATACACCTTTACAACTAAACTGGGAGACACTAAGAGAAGATTTAAGAGAATATGGTATTCGTAACTCTACTCTTATGGCACTTATGCCGAGTGAAACTTCAAGTCAGATTACTAACTCTACTAATGGTATAGAACCACCACGAGGTTATATTACTATTAAGCAAAGTAAAGATGGTATCATCCCTCAAGTAGTACCTGACTTAACTAAGTTCCGTAATAGCTATCAATTACTTTGGTCATTACCAGATAATAAAGCTGTTATTGAGTTAACAGGTATCATGCAGAAGTTTGTATGTCAAGGTATTAGTACTAACCTTAACTATAACCCTGGAGCATTCCCAGAAGGTAAACTACCTTTGAAGATTGTTATGCAGGATTTGCTTAACTACTTTAAGATAGGTGGTAAGCAAATCTACTATCATAATACTAATGATGGTACTGCAGAAGCAGGAGTTGAAGATGATGGTTGTGCAGGTGGTGCTTGTAAAATCTAAATAAACTAAGGGAGCCTTTAAGGTTCCCATTTTTAATACAAAGGAAATAACATGCTAGCAATAGTAGATGGTGACTCTATATTATATAGAGCAACTTGGGATGGGGCTACATTAGATCAAGCCAAAAGAAAATACTTAGATATATTAAGTGAGTATATCTCTTTAGGTTGGTGTGATAATTCTATAGTATATATTAAGGGAGAAGGTAATTGGAGATATGATGTGTTCTCTAAGTATAAAGGTAACAGAAAAGAAAACCCTCATGCTGAAATGATTACTGCTTTAGTTGAATGGTTAGGGAAAGAGAAGTTAGCTATTAGGGCTTTTGGTTGTGAAGCTGATGACTTAGTTAGACGTAGAGCTGAGAAGTGTAAAGCTAGAAATCAGAACTATGTTGTTATTTCTGCTGATAAAGACTTAGATTGTATTGAAGGTAATCATATTAGACCTGGACCAAAAGGAATTAAACAGTATATAGTTACTAAAGAACAAGCTGATTATAACTATTACTATCAAGTTCTTATTGGTGATTCTAGTGACTATATTAAATCACCTTATTTACTTGGACCAAAGAAAGCAGAAGAGATTCTTAAGAGTACTGATAGAAAGAATTGGAAAGCAGCTATTGAAAAAGAATATAAAGATAGATGCGGAACTGAGTGGTTTCATGCTATAATGTTCACTGGTTCTTTAATTCATATTCAAAGATATAAGGATGATATGTTCATTTGGGATGAGGAGAAGGGTAACTTCTTCGATTGTGGTTTAAAAGAGAATCCTAAGTGTTATAAATATAAGTAAAGCTTATGTATAGATTTAATATACTTACTACACAACAGACTATCGATATTTTACTACAAAACCTGGAAAATATTAATGAAGAGTTAATAGAATCATATTACGCTAATCAAATAAACATGAGACAGTATAAGGAGATTCTAAAAGGTTTATCTGAAGATACTGGAAAATATATTGAAACACTACTTAAAAATGAGGTAAGACAAAATGAAAAAGAGAGACTACAACAATTTCTTAATGGAACTAGCTTTTACGACTGCGGATAACTCCAAAGACCCACATACAAAAGTAGGTGCTGTTATAGCTAAAGGAGACCAGATAATCTCTTATGGTTGGAATGGAACTCCTTACGGCTTCTACACTAACCAATGTAAAGATAACTTAGAAAATACTTTACCAGAAGTAGTTCATGCTGAAGCTAATGCTATTGCTAAAGCCGCTGCAAGTACTGCTAGTACTAAAGGAGCTTCTATCTATTCAACTACAGTACCTTGTTTAGAGTGTGCTAAGTTGATTATTCAAAGTGGTATTAAAGAAGTATACTATGTTAATGAATATAATAAGTGTACCAAAGGAAAGAACTT